AACAATCATATTAGCATATTCTCCAAACTCACAATACCCAATATTATATTTTATAATATCTTCAGTTGTTATATTTCTCTTCTTTAAATAAAATAAAGCATGTTTAGCTGAAATACCAGAAGGTATTGGGTATAGGGGAGTAAATTCTTCAGGTAGTTTTAGAGTGTTTTTAACAATGGTTTCTTCTACCTCATATCCACTTTTAACATAAGATTTAGCTTCAGCTATTTTTTCAGGGGATGCTTCAGTTTTTTTAAATAATCCTACTATAGTTTTTCCTCTAGTATTACAAACCCAACAATGCCAAGGATTATGTCCTTGTTTATTTTCTGTAAAGTTTATTTCAAGTTTAGGTTTATGATGGTGACAAAAAGGACAATGGTAAGCATAATTACCATTTGATGTTTTTTTACCTTGCCCTAAGACAGAATCAACTAGCGTTACTAGGATGTGATTTATCATCAAAGTATAAAGATATAAAACTATTCTTGAGTATCAAAATCTTTTCTATAAAACTTGCCTAGAATATTATCATTAAAATATGAATCGGGGTGTTCTAATACTCCAAGTGTAAATAACCATTTTGTCTCAAAGTAGGTTAAAAGTTTCTTATTGTTTATAAATTGAAGAATTTCTCGTTTGAATTCTTCTTTTTTACCTTGAGTAATACATTCTTTAATGTCTTTTTGAGAACCATAATAAGTTTTCCAATCACTTTCTTTTTGAACTATTTTATATAGTGATTTTCTACCTCTACCAGTTGATAATTCTAATTCAGCTTTGGTAAGTTTTTTCTTTTGATTATGGTAAAGTACTTTTTTACCAATATATATTTTTCCTGAAGGGTTATGAGTTACTTTATAGATAAACCCATAAGTTTCTTCAGGAAATTGTGATATATTAACAATCTCATCCTCATAATATAACCAATTCATATTTTATTATTTTTAACTAAAGTTTTCATAACCTAAAGGCATTAATCCCTTTAAAGATCCAGATTGAATGGTCATAAAAGAGAAAAAGGCTGGCTCTCCAGATGTTATATCAGTGACTATATCTGAACTATATTTGTTAGGAGAGCCATTAGTGCTGTTCCAAGCTTGAGCATAAGAAAAATCTAAAGCATCATTAGATGAAACATTATTAACTACTTCTATAATAGCTATATCTCCAATATTATTAGTATTAGAAGGAACAAATCTTACTTTCAAATCTTGACCAGATTGTTGATTTTCAATATTTAATTTAGTATAACCTGTTGATATAGTTTGATTTTCATATGTAATTATAGTAACAGTTAGTGAAGCTAATTTAGTGAAAGTTCCTGAGGTAGAGAGGGATTTTACGAAGAATCTATAATAACCAGCTGTTGATAGGACACCTGTAACTATATAAGTAGAATTTAAGGCTCCTGTACCGCTTTGAAGTTGGATGGTAGAACCAATATCAACATTAGCTAAAGCACTGATAGTAGTACCATCTGAGTCTTGTCTCTCTATTTCAATTGTAGTTACAGAACTAGGTGTACCACTATCTACACTAAGATCACCATTAGCTGTTGGGTTGGTTCCATCAATATCACTAACAATATATTTACTAACACTGCTATAATAGTGATTATTAACAACAATAGAAGTAAAAGATCCAGGATCTATAAAACCCATGTTACCATCATAAACAGCATTAACCGCGTAGGAACTACTTAAAGCATAAGAACTACTAAGAGCATAAGAAGCACTTGTTGAACTAAAAGCATAAGAACTACTTAAAGCATAAGAACTACTAAGAGCATAAGAACTACTAAGAGCATATGAACTACTTAAAACATATGAGCTACTAAGAGCATAAGAACTACTAAGAGCATAAGAACTACTTAAAGCATAAGAACTACTTAAAGCATAAGAACTGCTAATAGAATTTGAAGACCAACTTGAAGTTCCAAATAAACTACCTGTTATACCTTGAGTAACTGTTAAAATCCCAGCAATATTTGTTGAGCCTGTTATTATAGTAGAACCTGATATCTTTAATGAGCTTGTGATGTTGGTAGTTCCAACTATACTTAAACTCCCACTCACAGTAATATCATAGGCATCTACTCCAGTAAAAGCATCTATTGATTGAGACACATGCCATGACTCAATAGTGTAATTTTGATTAATTTCATCTACACTTGATGAAAAAATATTTTTAAGGACTTTTGCCATAATATTATCTATCTATGTTTATAAGTATAGTTGTGTCAGTTGTTTGTGATGTTGGGAGAGGTTGGGCTAATTTACCTACCATTAATAATTCTTGATTTTCATCATATAAACCTATAGTTGTTATATAAGGAGAAAATTCAGAACCAGTTACTATGTCTTTGTAAATACTTCCTGTTAAACTACCTGAGATAAGGCTAGGGTTGTATGAAAGATTAAATTCATCAGCATCTATAGTACATTTATATTGAGTTTCATATATAGTATATGTGGATGTAAAGGAGCAAGTAATATTACTAGAAGTTATAAAATTTGTTATGTAACTATCTAAATTAGAAAATTCTAATTCTGCTCCTCCATAAGTTGCATTTCCATAAGAAACGGAGCCATATCCTCCTAAATAAAATCCATTAATAACAATAATACCTTGTTTATATAGAATATTACCGCAATATTTGTTATTGTTGAATATAAGATTTCCCTCACCATCATCTGTTATACTACCACTATCTGAGATAAATCTAAAAGAAGAAGGTTGTATATATTCGCCATATAATTTAGAAGGGATAGATATAACACCTATAATATCATTTCCCCCAGTTGGGAATAATCTAGAAGCTGTTAAAGTAGAAGATAAATAATTTTCATAACTCCCACCACCTACACTACTACTAATATAATTACTATAATATAAATGTTTTATAGAATCATAAATTAATTCTTGATATTCAGATGTTACTTGACCAGTAACAGGCCCTAGATCAGGATCATAAGAAGAACCACTTATATTTTTACCTAAGAATCTATCAATTTCAACATTAGACCCAGTTAAAGCACTAGCCCCTTCAAAGTGAAAGTTTTTAGTGACTTTAAATGGTGTGACAATAATGTCTCGTGATAGAAATTTTTTGAATACACTCATTCATTAGAAATCTAATTTAACCCTAATAAGAGCTTCTTTTGTAAAATCTTTTTTAAGAGGTTTACTTAATTTAGCTACAGCTAGTAATTCATTTGTATCATTATATAAACCTATAGTGGTGACAAATGTTTGAGGGTTGTTAATAAAAGAATCATATATAACTGTACCTTGGCTACCACTTATAAAAGAAGGATTTTCAGAATAATTAAATTCAGCATTTCTAGCTCTTATAAATACAAAGTCTGAGGTTATTGTTTCTTCTGAGTTTATTTTAAAATAAGCTGATTGAGATATAACAGAGTATAATCTAGTATTATTATTATTATTTGTATTACTTCCTCTAACTGTACCTAGAGCTAATCCTCCACGGTTAGTAGGTAAGTCTAAAGCTGAAGCATTTAATATAATTGTACCAATATCAGGTAAGAATAAACCATATGATCCTGAAATTGTCATGCCAGCAGCTATAGAGTCTGTAGCTGATGTAGCTGAAGCTATAGCACTACCATTACTGCCTGAGACTATTTGGAATACTCTACCAGCTTCTGTAAAGGTTATACTTGTGACATCTTCACTATTATCTGTTAATTGAATAGTAGTTGAGCCTGAAGTTAATTTTAAATTAAGAGAACCCGGGAATAATTTTTCTTTAAATCTTTGTCTATCAAAAGTAATGGTATAAAAATCAGTTTTAGTAATTCCATTGAAATTAAAATCAGTATTCTCATCCCCTAAAATTAAATTTTGAAATTGACCATATATAGTGGATGTTGGGGACTTTCCATAAACACCAGTTGTATAGTCTAAAGACCCAGAGCCGTATTTATTCCCATAAGCTATATTAAATTGTGTAGTAGCAGATGGGTCTGTTGAAGAAGTTTGGTAAATATTTATGTAAAAATTACCACTAGTACCTGAAGCTTGGACTGAGCTGGTGAAAAATTCTGTTTGAATAGGAACATTAGTACTCCATAAAGTAGCTGTTATACTATCAGCGCTTACTACTAGATCCTCAGCATCTAATCTTTTAAATGACATATTTTTTATATATTAAGAAGTTTTAGTTATAGTGACAGGTATGGTTAATCTAGCCCCACTATCTCTACCTATAACTGTGAATGTAGCTTGCAATTGGACATTATTACCAAATAGTGTGTTTACAGTTGTGGCTGTTAAATTAAATGTAGTTCCAACAACTGTTTTAGATACATTAGTACCTAAAGTTGTAGTAGAATTTAAAGTTTGAGCTGCTTCTGTATTAATACCTACTCCATTAAAAGTATTTAATAATCTAACATCAGATATAGTAGCTGTATAACCATTTGATTCATATGTTTGATTATTTCCTAGGTAATTTAAAGTTTGGGGAGTTATAGCTAGTGAAGCCCCCTGTTTTAATACTATTGAACTAAATCCTAAGTCAAGTATAGGCATTTTAGCTGTACCTCTAGGTAAGGTTACTAATTTATATTTCATTACTTGTGTTTCATCTGGGAAAGCTTCTAGTAAGGGCATATTTTCAATAGCTTGCCCATAAAAAGCACTCCCTGAAGGGTGGGTAGGATTATATAGAGAATAGTCAATTTCATCATCAGCTAGAGCAAATTGAGTTATTCTAAATGAACCATCATTTTTAGCTAGAAGTTCTCTGCCCTTTTTAGTTAAAATAGCATCAATAGTTAAAACAGCGTTATTTAAGTATCCCATTATTTTATATTATTATATATGATAAATATATTAAAGTACACCCTCATTAGTAAGATCACGCACTATATTTGAAAAATTTTGTTTAAGTTCATTTGAAATATATTGAGGTTTAATAGTACTTGATTTAGTAGTTCCATCAATTCCATTAGGATTAGCATATTCTTTTTTAACATCAAGAGTCATACCAGCATTATCATTTAAAAATGTTCTAATTAAAAAATGATTACGAGAAGAACCTGTTATAGAAGTTTCTCTATCTATTTGTAAATAAAGTCTTCCAGTTGAAGTTTCAGTTGGGAGAAAAACATTAACTATTCTAAACATATTATCTTCATTATATCCAAATCTAATCTCATCTCCAGGTTGGGGTGTGAAAGGAGATATAGTATTTTGTGAGTAACCAAAAGTAGTTTGTGATGAAGATAATATTTGTTTATTACCATAGTTTTCTGAAAGACCTTCAGAGAGGCATAGGAATGTTGTAGGACTTGAGGTATAAGCTGTGGATGTTATATCCGTCACAGGATTCAGGTAAGTTGATTCCGAGATTATATTTTCGGGTGAAGGATTTTGGGTTACTTGAAGATTACTATATTGTTTAACCTCTTGTAAACCTTGGTTTACATTAATTTGGACACGAACATTATCATCATCTATAAATGTTATTGGAGGAGATTCTAAAGATATATTAATTTCACCAGGAGTACTTGTATTACTATTATAACCAGGTATAATACCCGTGGTTGAGGCTAGAGAGATTGTTGAGTTTTTAAAAATAGTTACTGTGTAATTAGTGGGAGGGCCAATTTCTTCACTAGGGGAAGGAAGTTTATTATTTAATAAAGTGAGATTAGCTTTGAATTTAACAGTAGCCTCAGTTGAATCTTCTGTTATATTAAAAGTGTATATCCCACTACTATATGTAAATCCTTTATCTCCAGCTTCAGGTTCACTTATAGTGGTGTTAAATAATATAGTATCATTAGTATTAGCTATTAAAACTTGATCAGCATTCCTATTCACTACAAATCTAAAATCTTTAAGACTATCATCAACTTCTTCACTTGTATTTTCAAAAACAAATCCATTATTTACATAATCAAGACTTCCAGTGTTATAACCTGTTACTAATAAAGTTTTTAAAGTACCTAATCTTAAAATTTTATGTCTTCCTGTTAGATTAGTATAACCCGTAAATGTAGGGGTAGCAGGATTTATATTAACATCTACATATTTTCCTTCTTCAAAAGTATGTTTATAATCTATAAATTGAGGAAAGTCTGGGTCTTTAGAGTCAAACACATTACTATTAACATCTATTAATTTGTCAGTAAAGAAAAAAGTTTTATTGATATACTCAGGAGATTGACCTCCTGCCCCTAATATCTTAGCAAAATAAACACCATTTCTTTCAGCTGAGGGGAGGTTGTCTCCTCTTTTATATAGTGAAAGGTTAAAGTCTAATCCTTCATATTTACTACCTTTATATCTAGGTCTGGTGTGTCTTTCTAAAGAATAATAATAGTCATTAACTTCAGCTTTTAAAGCAGCTTCATTTAAAATTAAATCTAAATTAGTTGGGATTGTTGACCCATTATAGTCTACTTTATAATATTTGCTTGAAGGTTTACTATCTTCAACATTGTTAAAGAATGGATTATAATCAGAGTCATTAAAATTATCATCTTCAACTCCAATTTGAAATGAAGATTCAATTTCACCTGCGGTATTATCATTACGAGGGGCTATAAGAAAAGTCCCCCAATATGTTGAAGGGGTCCTAGAAGTTCCCCAGACTGAGGTTGTAGAATATCCGGAGGCTATAAAGAATCTAGCTCCAAATTTAACAACTCCCCCAGCCCCAACATTAAAAGTAGGGTTAACAGCTGTATTTGAAGTAAAATCAACATTGTAAGGGTATGAAGCCCCTCCTAGACTTACAGTCTTTTTATATAAAATTATATCTCTTAAACCTAAAGCATCTCCTGATATTTGGGCTATAAATTGGATATCTACAAAGGCGGCACCAGATTGTCCTGTAGCTCCATTTAAGGTAAAATAAAGAATAGGATTAGATATAGTAAATCTAGTATTAGGAGTATCTGTAGGTCTATATCTACCACTATTACTAGCACCAACTGTTCCAAAATAATTTAAAGTATCAGGAAAAGGTGGGGCCACACTAGTACCTATTAATTTTTGCCCAACTTCAGTAAATCCTTTAAAACTTGAAGATAATACAATATCACTACTATTAGGTGCTAATTGAGGTTGAACAATATAATCTAAAACATTATCATCAGCGCTAGAAGTTAAGAGTTGAGAACCCCCAGTTGGACTAATCCCAAATAAAAAATAGTCATCATATTCTTTAGTTGATACTATAGTATAATTAGCTAAACCAGCATCAGAGTAATTAAAAGAAATATTTTGTAGATTTTCTAAATAAAAAGACTGATCATTATTATCATTATCATAACGATGTATTTTTATCAATTTTACTCCTTTACTAACACCTTGAGGTACAACATTACCTCCAACATTTCCTACAATTTTAGGCATTTTAATTCATCAAATATTTAAAGGATTAAAAACACTACCAGTATCATAATATAAATAAGCATAACCTAAAGATCCAGTTGTAGCTTCATCTAAGAAAAGATCTATAGGCACAAACATATCTTCATAACCTCCATAAAATTTAAGTTTATAATTAGCTGTGATACCTATATAATCTAAGTAAGGGTTATTAGGGTTAAGCTCACCATTAGTCACAACATATCTAGAGCCACTTAATTCTCCATTATAAAATTCATCTTGAGTTGATTTAGTAACAAAAACACCTCCCCCAGGTCCTAGAATTAATTCAAACCAACTTTGAGTTACTTCAGGATGAATATTATTTGAATATCCTTGAGACTGACCTTCAGGATTTGTTCCTAATCCAGCATAAGTTTCAAACACTCCTCCAGTTTCTCCTTTAAAAGTTTCAATTAAAGAATTTGATATGTAAGTTGTCTCATTTATAGGGTCCCAAATTTGATTAGACTTAATAGAACCTGTATAGGTAATGTTTTCTTGGCTTACTTGGGGTGGGCGATGTTTATTTCTTTCTAAAAGATGTTGTTTAATAACAATTCCAGTTGAAACTCCAGTTCGAGCGGGTACAAAGTCTTTAATCATTTTAAATAAAGAATTATCAAAATATTTAATAATTCTTATAAAATCTTTTACATCATATTTAGAAAAGTATTTTTGGAAATATTCATCTCTAATTTTGTTTAAATCTCTATAAGAAGTAGAAGACTCAGATATCTGTCTGGGGTCACCAATATATTCTCCAATGTTAAAATATCCTAAGGTTGAAGATATATCATCATTTATCTCATTTTGGGGAGAAAAAGCGACTTCAAGATAATTTACATCTCGAGTATAACTTTCACTTTGAGGATATTTTTGTTGAACATTAATATAAGGTGTTAAAGTGTTTCCACTAGGTAAACTAGAAGACTCAATTCTAATTTTGTCAGTTATTCTATTTCTTATACCAACAGCAGGCTGGTCTAAGTAATAAATTTCTTCATTATCTATTAAATAATTTCCTAAATCAGAGGGTGATTCTTGGTTGTCTCTTATAAAATAAGAACTTTGGCTAGGATATAAGTTAGATGGATTATCTGTAGGATTAGAAATTACAAAAGAAGCAGTTATTAAGTTTATATTGGAACCAGTTATTGAAGGATGAAGCGATGTAAATACCTGGTATACATTAGGGGCAGATTGGGTATTATTAGTAGGTAATTCTAATTCATTTCCTAAGGGGGCTCTAAATTGAAGAATACTAAATGATGAATTAGAACCTGTTAAAGCTAATCCTTCAACAGATTCAGGATTCATAACATAATCATTAAATACTTCTTCTGTTAAAGGGACACTATATGCTCTAATTTCTTGAAAAGAGCCTGTGAAATAAATTGAGCCTGTGGTTAGTATTTTTATACCATCAGATTTAGTAAAGCCAGTGTAACCAAATCTTGATCCTAAAGAAGCTCCACTTTGTAAAATAGTTGAAGTTGAACCAGTATTTATGGCTGAACTGCTTGTAAAGGTAGCCCAGGAGTAATTTATTGAAGAAGATAGACTTGATGTGTTTATGATAGATGATGAGGCTTGATAACCTATTTTATCACCATCCCACCCTTCATATATTTTATTTTTAGTATAAAGACTATACACAACATCACTAGAACCAGTCTCATTTATATTAATAGATGGTGATCTTCGAACCATAACACTCCACCAATCATTATTATAAAATGGTAAATTGACTGAACAACTTAAATAAGTTCCATTAGCTCCTGATATATATAAGGTTAAGTCACCATTATATTTACTTTCACTAGGGATAGAACCTGAATAAGATCCACTGGTTAAAGCTCCAGATCCTGTATAAAATAAAAATAATCCAGCATTAAAACTAGAAGTAGTGTCAAGGTTATTAGAAGATCCTAATAACCATAAAGATTGAGAAAAATGGGAAGATGGGGGGATTCCTGAGGTTTTAAATCGAAATAAAAGTGTGTCAGGGACTTTCCATTCATTATTAGCTTGTTGATGAGTCTTTAAAGGAAGCCAAGGAAAAGATATATAAGCAGTGTCAACTCCTTTAGTTTGAAATGCCTTACTATATCTTCTATAAAAATAATCCCAATCATTAAAATTAGTTTTATCCTTACCCCCAAATTCTGAGATTCTTAGTATAGTATCAGGTATTCCATAACATGTTATAAGGGCTCTTAGTCCTTCAATAGTACCTTTCTTTTTTAATAAGAAGGGTAAATTATGATATATTCTTTTATATATTTCTTTATTAACATCATCTAAAGGTAAGGCTTCATTAGAAGCGGTTATATAATTTTCAATATACTCTGACCCAGTTGGAGGTAATAAACTTCCTGAAGCATTTATACCTAAAAATGCTGAATAAAGATCGTCTGATGAAAAATTATTTTGGTAAAGTTTAATACCAAAATCTCTTAAAATTTGGGCAACTAAATCTTTAGAAACTCCATAACTTAATCTATTATCATTATCAAATTTATTAGTAACATCTTTTATATATAACCAAATATTATCAAAGTGATGAGCTATCATCTCAATAAAAAGTTCATATTGAGAATTAGAAGGATCATCTCTTAAAAATTCAGGTATAGTTTTTAATAAATTTTCTTGATTTTCTCTATCATAATCTGAGGCACTTAAGATTTGCCCACCATAGTATGGATTATTTATTATATCACTACCATACCAATTTAAGACTTGTGAACTTCCTGTTGAGTATAAAATATAAGGGGGTTCTCCATTTTGTTTAGGCCAAGCTGAGGAGTTTGAAGTGTAATATAAAAAGTAATCAAATCCATCAAAGTTAGTTATAATATCTTGAATATTATATTCTAAAACAGCTTTACTAGAAGATACTTGGAGTGAACTTGAAGTAGAACCTGTGATTGAGTTTAATAAAGAAAGTTCATTATTATAGTTTTCAATAAGACTAACTTTATAGTAAAAATTTTCTAGTCTGGTTTTAGCTGAAGAGAAATGGGTAAAGTTATTAAAATTTGTATAATCTACATTTATTTTAATACCCTTTTGATTAAGAAGATTTTGTAACTGATTATAAGATGATGTTAGAGGTACATTGATTAGATCTGAGTAGGATTTAAGAGGGGTAGATTGGTTTATTTGATTTTTAAGGTCTATATTAAAGTTTGGTCCTTTTAATTTAGGATGTATAACTTCTTCTGCAATAGGGACTAATGGTAAATTAACATTTAATGATAAAGTATTAGCTTTTTTAGTTACAATCCATAGTTTATCATTAATACTAATGTCAGAAGGAAGAGGTTCATATAGTTTAATTAGAACTGTATGAGGGTCACTAGTAGTGTCTAATAAAATATTATTAGCTATTAATAAATAATTATAACCAAAATTTAAATAGAAATTATCAAAATAATCCCCTAAAGATAAACTTGATGAAAAAGAATTAACTAATTCACTTAATTCACTATTTGAATATTCTGTTGTAATTAATCGTATCTCAGTACGATTTGAAGATATTTCTTTTATACTATAGGTCCTATTATCAGAAGAAGAACCTAATTCATTATGAAGAAAATTATATGATGTATTATATTTACCAAAATCTAGTCCTTGAAAAATAAGATCAGATATAACATCTATTAATAGATTAGATACTAATCCAGCGGCTAAATTACCAAAATCTTGTAAAATCTTAAATCTATCATAATTAAATTCAGTCTTTAAATGATTTTCATTGGAATCATAAATAGTGAATTCTATATAATCTTCAGCGGGATTAAATAAAGAAGATGTTGTTATAGGATTGATAAGAGTAAGTTCATTATCTGAATAGGTTTGAGTTTGAGTTGAGTCAGATATTGCTAAAGTTACTAATTCATCAGATCCTGAAGGGGGGAGGATTGTGACATTTTCAGAAGCTATAATTGATATACTTTGACAATTACTCATAACTCAGGTGTATTTGATATGTTACTTAATGTTTGTGAAGTTAAAGTAGAATTTCCTAATAGACTAGTTAATTGTTGTTTTGTCTCTAGTAATTCTTGTCTTAGAAAAGTTATTTCATCAACTAAAGGTTGAATATCTGTTTCTATAAAACCTCTACCAAGATACTCAGAACTTTGTTGAATTAAATATTCATGAGAATTGGTTTCACCATTTTTAGGTATATCAAAAAATAAGGTGTTATATAAAGCAAAAAAGTCAGATACTGTTAAAGAAGAAGGTAATTCTTCTTGGGGAGGAACTAACTCTGTAAAAGAAGTGTCTATAAAAATATTATAATCTCTTTTATTATATAAAGTTTTATCTAAAGTGAAAGTACTCATCCGTTTATTACTTTAAAATAATAATTATTATCTAATATTAAAGTTTCTCCCCCAATTAAAACTTTAATTAAAATTTGATAATATCTTTCAGGTTCTAATCCATTCATATATATAGTAAAATAACTACTTTCATTGTCAGCACTTATTTGTGTATAATTAGTATCAAAATCTATAATAAATTCATTAGTATCTAAATCTTTTATAGCATAAAAAGAAGATGTTGGTAAATAATAATTTTTAGTATATAAAGAAGAAGTTTGGAATACTCTAGTAGGATATTTAGGTCTACTATTAATTCTAAATTTATGTACACTACCACTTCTAAAAAATCCATTATTATTATCTAAACTAACATATAATTGGGGAGTTGTTATAATAGTGTTAGTTGAAGACCCGGTATTAAAGGAATAGTCAATCCACCTAAATTCTAAATGAGGTGGATATATAGTATGGGTATCTATAGAAAAATATTTTAACTCAGTAGCTTTATATTCTGAGTATATAAATTCATTTGGAGGAGTTTGTTTGATTAAAATACCTTCATTATGTAATGTTCCACTATTAATTGAGGCACTATACCAAGCTGTTATATATGGAGTTATAGTAGCTGTGATATCTTTAGTGTCTGAGTAATTAAGGGATTGGGTTATATTAAAGATGGTGTTAGTATCAGGATTTCTGAACCACCATGTTCCCCCACCAGCAGATCCTGTAGGATCCCAAGATCCTGTAACATATCCTGAAGGGGAAAAATTATTAATAGGCCATCTTTTGGAGCCTGAAAAGTCACTCCACTGCCAGCTTGCTCCATTAGGGGTTATAGGATCATCCAAATATCTACCTGTACCCATATTCCAAGATCCAGAGATAGGGAAGAATTCTAGGGCTGTATCTGTGTTAAGACCTTCAGCTGTGGCTATAAACATTTTAAGTCTGGTATCGCCTAAATTGTTAAAACCTCCTATAGTGTTATTGATAACACTAGTTATTTGGTCAGTTGAAAATTTTAAAAGAGCTCTACTCACTTGAGGGTTAACATCTAATCCAAAAGTTGTAGTTGTAGCTTCTAAAATCTCATCTATTCCAGTATTCATAAAAGGAAATAGAGAATAAATTGTAGTGTCTTTTTCGGGAAAAATTTTATATACGGCCATGTTTTTAGAATGATGTTACTTTACCTCTAATATCAAAGTTAGGATATTTTACTTCAAAAATACAAGGATCTAATGATGGATATATTATATTATTTTGAGTAGCTCCATTTATATCATAGGCATATTGCGAATATCCAACATTTTCACCTACTTTATTATATATAGTAATATTTTTAACAGTTTGTACACCTTCTACTTTATCCAATAATATATATAAATCTCTTAAAACTATAGGTTGATTTATTTGCCAGTTGTCTATATTAAAGAAATTTTTTAATTCAATTATACATTTATTTATAATTTCATTACTATTATAATTAGGTAATAATATTAATTCAAAGTCTATTCCAATATTAACAATAAAAGCATCTTTAATTCTAATAGAGTCATTTATAATCCTATATTGTGATAAATATGTTTTTAAATTTTGTTTTAAAGTAGTAGAAGCCAATGTTAATTGTTTACCACTATTAAAGGCTAAAACATACAGATTTAATATTGATGGTATTTCTCCTGGGAGGAGGTTTTCAACTTTTTCTGGTTCAACATAAACTTTAGCTATAGATCCATATTCGGAGGGTAGACTTAAAGCTCTTATTAAATAATCTTCTTGAGTTACTGTCCTTAATTGAGTTTGGAATGTATTTAAAGAGTTTAATCTAAGCTCTTCAACAGTATCTCCATCTTTTCCTCCAACTGCTGGGTTAGGGTTATTTATAGCTACAGAATTATATATGTATTGAGCAGTAGTTGGGTCTAAATTTGAGTTGGTAAATTTAATATTACCTGGGTTGTTTATAATAGTTAATACATTAGAAGGAACATTAGACCCTAATCCACCCCCAGTTAGGTATCTAACTGTTAAAGTTGTGTTTGAAGGGGCTATTCCATAAGTACTAGTATATAAGAAATTAGTTGGAGAATATGCTGTTGTTAATTTATCTTTTATAAAAGGTAAACCTAATCCAACATTATCAGAATTGGGTACTATATTAGCATCATTATCATTAACACTTCCAGCTCCAAATTGAATTTCAAGTTGATTATCAGATTTAAATCTAGTGACAAATCTTCTTTGTATTTTTTTAGATTCTAAAATATAGGGTACAACACTAGAATCATCATCTAAATTAGGATCTGTAGCAAATGTACTTTTATTTTTAATTTTATTTAAGATTGTTTCTTGGGCTAAATAAGGTACTTCATACCAAATATTACCATCACTATCTACTATATCTAGTATACCAATAATATCTTCACTATTAATAGTAATAGTAGAATATTTAGTTGGAGTTGCAAATGTAAAATTTTGGGTATTAATTTTAGCTGAGATACCTTTTCTAGTTTTCTTAAGAAGAAAATATTCAGGGCGATCATCACCTATTTGATAAACAGAAACATCAGTGGGATCTAATGAACTAGAAAAAGTAAAGTCAACAGTATCTTCTACTAAAAAGAAAGTTCCAGCGTTTAAATTAGATTTAATTTGAGTATTAGCGTCAAAATTTAAAGCATAATTAAAATCAGGTACCCAAGTGCTACTTGATATATCTTGTATGGAAGGAACTTGTTGATAAAATTCAATATCAGCTGTAGCTACACCTGTTACTTTAGGTCTATAACCTAAAGTATAAGCTAAAGTGTATAAATTAGGGTTTTGTCTAGCATACTGAATAAAGTTTTCTTGTATTTGATTATCTAAATAGAAAGATAAAACATCCCCAACATAAGATGCCATCTCTATAAATAACATTCCTGGAGAAGCTGGGCTAAAGTCAGTGTATGTGCTGGGGAAATAGGTTTGAGAAAATTCTATTAAAGAATTTCTAAAAGAATTAAAATCTCTATTTAAATATTTTACATCTCTATTAGTAGCCATTTTTATTGGGTAGTATTTATATTTACTTCTATGTTTTCAATCTCACTATTTAAAACGGTATATGTTAAAGATATAGTGATTGTGTTAGAATCATGATTGGGTATAACATCTAAAGTATTTATCCTAACTAAAGGAAAGTTATTACTTATATCTTCACGTAATTGAATTTCAAGCCCTGAGAGTAAATCAGGGGTAATTTGTTCAAAAATTTGTTTAAGTAAGTTACTTCCAAAAGAAGGATTTAAGACTCTTTCTCCTTTATTAGTTAATAAATAATTAAGTATATTAGATTTAATTTGTTCTTTTGTAGAATATGTCTGGTTAAATATAGCTTTTTGGTTTGAAAAAGGTATAGATATCCCAACAGCTGTTCTTTTTGAAGAAGTACTTATAGTTTTATTAGCTATCTCAAAAGCCATTATTTACTCATTAAATTCATTATTTGATTCATACTTAATTCACCAGCTGGGAGGTCACCTCCTGGCATAGTTCCCATAGGATTAAACGGGGCTATATTTTGGGTTGTGAAGCTAGTTGCTGTTTCTCCTAAAATATTTCTATATTGTTCTCTTTTTTGTTCTGTGGTTAGTGAGGGAGAAGGAGAATAAGATGGAGAAGATTGAGGAACATATTCTGTAACAGTTTGTTTAGGAGCTTTAACTGCTTCTAATAAAATTTCCCTTAATTCTTCTCTAATAACTTCTCTAACTGCTTCTTTAATTACAGATTTGAAAGTGTTAGTCTTCATTGTTTATAAATATTTATTTAATAAGCTTTTAAATTATCTCTATCAATAATAAATTTAAGTTCATCAATTAAAGTTTGATCATTTGTTGTAAATGATAAAGTTGTTTCTATTAATTTAATATTATCTTGATTTAACCCAATTGCTCGTTTTCTATTAACTGTAGGAGTATATGGAATTGTCTCTATCTCAATTTTAAAACCTTGATATGTATTTTGATTCTCAGTTTTTTCAGCCTGTTCTACCTCATTAGCTATCCTAATTAAATTAGGATCAACAGGTGTCAAATCTATTCCAATTTCAGAAGCACATCCTACTAATAAATTGTCTAAATTATTTAGTATGTCTATAAATTGTTTTATATATCTATTAGTTAATGATATAGGTACTGAGGCTTTATTTGTAATATTTTTAAGTTTAATTAATCTAGAAGTACCTAGTTTATCAAAAGTAGTTAAAGTTATAGCATCATCAGTGTTACTGATAACAGCTGGAATAAAACCAGGGGTTACTGGAAGAATAGATGAGGCCGCACTGGTAGCTATCTTTACTCCTTTTATAGTTTGGATTAAAAATATAGTTATATCTAAAAAACTTGATACCCCTAATATACTTTTAGTTAAAATATCTAATGTTTTAGATATATTATTAGCTTGACCTACAATATTATTTCTTAAGTCTGTTATTTTTTTTATATCATCTGGGGGAAGGCAGACATTTTCAGGTTTTATATTGATATTAGCTAACTCAATTAATTTAGGAGTTAATTGTATAGCAAACTTTACTCCCTTTTGAGCTATAGTTTTTCCAAAAGCTTCAGCCCCCTTAGCTTTTGATTCTTCAGGGGTAGATTCATTTATTACATTTTCATCTAATACTATGGACATTATTTAGTATAAGTTTTAGAAGATTTGGTTTTAGTGTCTAAATCAACTATAGTATCCTCTATATTTTGTAAAAAGAAAGGTAAAGTTCCAACCATAGCTACTAGTCCAGGATCAGTTGAAGATTGTAAAGTATTTAAAAATATTTTTAAATTTTTAAGAAAATCTGTTAGAATTTTTATAGTTACATCTCCTTTTAGAAGAGGATGGGGAGCCATTTTATCTCCTAATCTAATTGTAGTTTTAGTTTTAACTACAAAATTAGTACCTGAGTCAAAGTTAAATCCTTTTCCAGCATTAAAACTAGTTGTTAATTTAGATGACATAACTATATGGTCTGAATTAGCGTTAAGCATTATCCTACCTGAATTGAGCATTATTTGATTACCAGTATATTCTCCAGGGGCTTTAGGTATATATGAGGTATAACTGCTATAATCACTTAGTGTATTTTTAAGCGGGATTTGTTGGGTAGAAGTTAAATAAATGGAAGATTTATCTTTATCTACTTCTTCAGTTATAGGAGTGATAGAAGAAGATGTTGATAAAGAAGCTGGGGGAAGGTTGGGTTGGCCATTTCTTAAAATTATAATAGGATCTCCATTTGTTCCTATTTTTGACCATTCATTTTTAGCGCAATTAGTTGAATCTTTTATTGTGCTACTAAGTCTTATAGAATTACCCCATCTTCCTTCAATTATATGATCTCCTTCAAATGGTTGAAGAGGTCGGATATTGTCTTTTTCTTTAAAAGTATTTCCTAATTTTAATTCAGGAAGATTAGGATTAACCTTTTTAGCAAAACCTGCCTGAATTTCGTCTAAAGATTTATTTTGAGATTCAATTGTAGGGTTAACATAAGGAGATGGGTTAACATGAGGATTATTCCATATATTAACTGGGGGGAAGTAGTAAGGGACTTTGACTCCTGTTCTTTGAGTAGAGGTTAAACTTTGAGGTAAATTTATTATAGGTACTATTTCTCCAATTAATGGAAAAAATTTTAAATTAGGAAATAATGGTATTGCGGGGTTTGAGTAGATTTCACGATTGGTTGAACCCCCATTAATTTTTTCAAAAAAAATATAACCTATAGCTGCGTCTCCTCCATATTCTTCATATCCCTTACTTTCAGGACCTAATATTATGTCCTTAACTCTATGCCCTTCAATAGAAAAACCAGTTTTACCAGTTGTATTATTTCTATTTTGAGAATTATTAACTGCTCCTGAAAAGCCGTAGGTAGTACTCATTTTTTACCTTTATCCTCATTATATTTTTTTACTTCATCTAATAATTGCTGTTTTTCAGCTTCAGACATTCCAAAAGCATCTCCCCCTTCTTCAACCTGCATAGAACGTTGAACAATGGTAGCCATTTTAATTAAGGCCTCATCATTCTTAACTCCTATTTCAAGATATTCCTTAATTAAAGGAACTATAAGAGTAGCATCACCAATCTCTTGAACCATTGGTTTAAGCTCTTGAATTAGGACTGAGATTTGTTCTTCTTTCTTTTTTTGATTATTATAAATTTCTTCTAAAAGATTAGAAAAAGTAACTTTACCAAATATTTTTTTATCAAACTTACCCATGATGATAAATATACTTTAGTTAAAAATTGGTATATCCGTTATTTAAATAAAAAATATATTGTTCTTTATATATCTCACCTAAACGATCTGCTACACGGGTTATATGTGGGGTTTTAACATCTATCATTTCTCTAATATAAATGTAAAGAGCCTTTTTATTGAAAATATCTATGTTTTCTCTTTTTCTAAAAATTTCTAAAATAGCATCTGCTACTTGGGCATCTTTATCTTTAGGAAAGAGTTCATAAATATTTTCAGAACAATACTCTACATACTGATCTATAAAATCTGAAATATAGTCAGATTGGTTAAGAGGGGTGTCTAATTCATAAGAATGATTTGTATCCTTATATAATTCCTCAACTGGGGCTTTATCAACTCTTTTTTTATAGTTTTTAGTATTCTGGATAATAAGATATCTTTTAACTATTGTTCCAAAATAAGAATATGCTTTGGCTCCTTTCTCAGGGTTAAAGAGGTGCATTTTTTGGAGGAGAAAAGTTATAATTTCATGCTGCAAGTCTTCAATATTATCTACCTCAGTGTAATAAAACTTAAAGGTATGGATAATATTTTCTGTTAATTTAAAAAAAGCATAATGAATATATTTATGATAAATTTTTTCCTTTTCATCAGTGGAAGTGGCCCTATTATAGGCCACTATAGCATCTTCAGTCTCTTGAGTAAAGTAATTATTTGATGACGGTTTCTTTTTCTTTTCTGTTACTTCTTTTATCATAATTTATCTATTCTAAAATTTGATAGAACCTTTTGTAGGTTTTTTATTTCTTCATATATAAAACCTACTTCATCATCTGTTTTAAAAATACCTTTACTATCTATAGTTTTTATTTTTTCGTCAGCAAACTCAACAATTCTGGAGAGGCTATCTAGATAGTTTTGATATTCTACCAAGATATCTTCTTGTTTTTCATTTTTCTTTAGAAGGTTAAAGGTTGTGAATCCTAAGATCACAACCAAACAACCTAATATACTAATTATTATAATAGTCATAGATTATCTAATAGATTTTTTAAACTTTCACTTTTAATACTTCCTAAAGCTTTCTGTTTAATAGGAGTCTTTTTTTCCTTAGTTAGAGTAAAGTTTTCATTTTTAACTTCAACTTTAGTTTCTTTAAAAGTTGGAAGCCATTCTTTTTCAAATTCAATCCTAGCAGCCATTAAATCAGCTTGATGGATAATATAAGGAAGGGCAGTTCTAGGTTTAGTAGCTGGGGAGAAGTTAATTAAATATTTTTTATTAGCTTCATCATATAATCCATCATGAGTCTGGATTGCTATCATTTCATTGAAGGTATATCTAATACCATGAGCCTGGAGGAGATATAGGCCACGATCAGGGATAGAAGCAAAGGCTAACTTTTCACTATGTTGGTAAGTTTCACCTAATTTTTCTCTTCTCCATTGGTCAGTCTGAGGGATATAGGCTTCATGATTTTCATCTCCGATTTTACCTAAGTCATGATTTAGAGCAGAAAAAACTAACTCTTCCTCAGTATAAGTAGAAGTATCTACTCCCATCTCAACCCAGACATTATTTAGTTTCAGAGCACAATCTACTACTCTAAGGACATGGTCTACATAACCTCCTGGGAAAGCATTATGATATTCTTTTTTATGAGCCGCAGGCATCATCATAATACGATCAGAGTATTGGGAATAGAAATCTAGTAATTGAGAACGACGAGGTTCTTCAATAAAAGTTTTAATAGTCTCTTCTAAATCTATCCAATTCTGTTGGATTTGCTCCGCTGTTAATTCCATAACCTTTATTTTTTTAAATTTTATTTAATTCTCTGCCTTCAATTGATTCTCTTTCAATAGAAGATCTAATATCACCTAATTGCTCTAAACACTCTGCTAAAGTAACTCTAACATTATCTAGGTCTCCTCTAGAGGCATAAAAATCTATATGCTTCATTTTAGCTTCTAACCTATCTATCTGATTATTTATATACTCTCTCTGTTTCATTTTTTCTTACTAACTTTTATTTTTTAATATTTGAATTTGAAGTTATAAAACTTTTTAGGGAAGGCCAATTTATTTTGAAGAAAGGTCAAAAATTTTTTTTAAGAGGGCACATTTTTCATATTCCTCAATTTCTTCAAAATGCTTAATAGATAATTTAAAGGCAACTTCTAATTCACTGTCCATGTATGAAGCTAAAACTTCTTGGGACTTTTTGTCCTTTACTTTAAACTTGCTTATATAAGTGTAAGCTCTTTCATATAACATAGCCTCACCTGCTCTTTCTATCTCTTTAACATCTAATTTAGGGTCAACTTGTTTAAACATTAAAGTTAACCCTTTATTATAAGAAGTATAATTCATAATCATCTTCTTAAACATTTTAAGCATAGTTAAAGGATCATTATAATCTATCTTAGGCAAAGAAGTAGGACTGACATAATCAGGCCCCTTAGGATCTAACCCTCCTTTACCTCCAAACAGATCAAAAACCTTATCAGGATCAATAGGCATGTTAATTATAAATATTATTTACAGTGATAATCAGCGGCTCGTGTAGCTATCTGTTTAACAGGTTTAATATTAGCTTTATATCCTAAAGATGTAACCCATCCTCTCGCTGCTGAGACTAATTTATTACTAAAAAAAAATTCATCATCATTATAATCTAAATCTATCTCAACCTTAATACTAGGCATGTTCTCAGTTATTAAACTAGCTACTTCTAAAGATAACTCAGTTTCTTTCCATAACCTAGTCCAATTGTCTTTAGTTGGAAGAAAAGAATTTTTTTGATAAATGTAATGAACACCATTATTGGGATATCTATAAGCTATAGCTGTAACATATATAACTTCTTGCCCATAACGTTGAGAATCCGTCCCTATATGTACTTCTATGAATGGATCGCCACCTATCATTTTAGCAGTGTAGGTGATGGGATTTACCGGTTTTCCATCAACTGTTCGAAATTTCATAGTTCTTCTATTCTTTTAGCTTTGTCGTCTATTACTAAATCAAAATGGGGTTTTTCATCTCCACATTTAAGTTCATGGTATTTACACCCCCAATTTTTAAGTTGAGATAAAGTATGTTCCCTATAATCTTTACCTGAGATTGAACCTCTAGCTGTCCAATAGACTATTTTCCAACCTTCATCATAAAGTTTATTTATTTTAGCTATATTTTTATTATTAGGCACTGATAAATCATACCTTCTTTGTTCTGGGTAAAAGCAGATAGTTTCATCAATATCTACTAATGCCACTTTCTGTTTACCTTCTTCGGTAAACCTATCTGAAACATGAAATTCCATAACATTAATGATTAAGTTTAAAAAATTAGTACCCAAGGAGAGACTCGAACTCTCACGCCTTTCGGCACTGGCTCCTAAGACCAGCGTGTCTACCATTCCACCACTTGGGCATCCGTTATTTGCTTCGTTCGGGCGGAAGATGTTGGATTCGAACCAACGCATCAATTTCTTGACGACGGTTTAGCAAACCGCTCCATTAACCACTCTGGCAATCTTCCTTTAGGCGGTGA